CATTGGGCCTGTGTAAGGTATAAACGGCTGTTGAGCCATTCCTCTAGCTGCGCCAAATAATTCTTTAAACTGTGCTTCTTGGAAAGCTGGTAAGCTTGCTTGTTGAACTGTTGTGGTTTTTCCTTTACTCATAAGTCTTTTCTAATTAAATATTCTGTTTCAAATCCTAGATGTTTTAGTTTTCTTGTCCATCCTTTTCTACCGCCACCATACAATCTTTTGATGCCAGCTTGTTTTGCGAAGGCTTCTATGGATGGTAGCATTGCTTCTAGCTCTTTATAATCACCACCACAAAATAAAAGATTCATCGCTTTAACCTGTGGATATATTACAAATTCTGTTATGTATGCAGACTTTTTGCCTGGCCATAAATGAAATATACCTTGTCTTATTTTATCCTCTATGTCGTCAATTGTATAGGAATCTTGATGTTTTACAGCTTTTGCTATATAGGGTTTGCACCTATCCCATTCAACTTCCCAAGGTTCTTTTTTAACTTGTTGTATGTCAACTACTTTATTAGTCGCCTTTTGCATATTCTACGATACTCATAATTACACTTAATTTGTTTGCATGAGAAGCTGTGCAATTTATAATTTCTCCAGCTGTTAATATCAAACTTCTAGTTAATAATTCAGTTGTTGCGTGTGCGCTTATATTAAATTGCGACCATAATGTATGCACTACTGAATCATCACTTGTCATAGTAAGAGTAAAGTTTGTTTGTTGACCGCCATCTTCTGTTACCAAAATTGATTCAATAATAGCAAAATCAAAATCATCACCAGTAGGTGCTGTATATATTAAAGTTGGATTTGTTGTAGTTAAACTAACAGTAGCATTAGTTGCCCTTTGTATATATTGTCTTTGTGAGGATAAATCCATTATCTTCTACCTCTTTGTCTTAGGTTTAATCTTATATTACCAACTTGAAAATCTTGTGTGGTTGTACCTGTTACAGTCATTTGTACTTGTCTTGCTGTAAACCTTGCATCAGTATAACCATCGTTTTCAAAAGTAAATGAACCAAAGTCAGTCTCTGCGCCTAGCGGTGTAAACTTGCCTTTAAAACTTATCGTTACACCTGGTAATGTATTAGCTTCTTCATCTGGAATGATCTGATTACATTGCACATAGTTATCGCCGTTTCCTAATTCTATTGGACCACTAGTACAAAAAGGTACATCAGAGTCTAAGTTAGGTGAGTTAGATAATGAGGTTGATTCATGTTCGTAAATAAAACCAAGTGAATCACCTGCAATTGGATAGTCAAAAGCACCTTGGTCAATCCAACAGCCTCTATCTAATGATCCAATAGACCAAGTGTTTTCTCTGTAGTTCCAAATGATATATTTGTTAGGTCTGTACTGGCTTGTGCCTACTGGGAATCCCCACCATATCTCGTTAAAGTTTGAGTTGTGTCCACCCCATGATGCGTTTCTACCTGGAACATTTAAGTTGTCATATACAAAATCATGTACTTCACATGGTATTTCTCTTACAACACCATCATAAACAAAGTAAGCATTTTCACCCATCCATGCTAGGAAGTTACCTGTTTGTACTACTGATCTTCTACTTACTGCTTTACAGTTAGAACCAGCTGCTGCTATACCATAAACAAAAGGTGAGCCAACATAGCTCATTCTATCTATACCAGTATCACTAAATATGATGACATCGTTTTGATATTTAACACCTAGTAATGCCCTACCGCCTGTAGGTATTTGTAAGTCACCTGCTGTGTTTCTAGCTGTGGATGTCCAGTTGGTATTATCTTCTCTATCACTCCATGCGACTTTCCTAGGATCTCCGCCTGCACCAATAGCAACTAAATGCCTTTCGTTAGTTACTAATATAGCTTGGTTATCAATAGGTGCATTGCTTACTACTGTGCCGATAGTGTCAGGTGATCCACCTGCTGAGTCTGGTCGCCATTGATAGATTTTGCCGTCACCAGAAAAACAAAAGATTAAGTGTTCACCCCAGTTGTCAAAGGAGAAATGACCCTGTTGTAATGGTAAACCTGATTGTGATCTAGCATCACCATAATCTTCTACACCCCAATGGTATGCACCATAACCTAATGGATCAGCTGTAACATCGTTTACAAATCCTGATGGTGTTATATCGGTCCAGGTGTTGTCGTAAAGCACATAGATCTTTTGTCTAGTACCAACTGCTAATACAGAATTACCAGCATTATCTTTATAGGCGTACATGCCAATAGGCTCGCCATCTAATGCTGTAGCTCTTAGTTTAGACCAACCGCCTATAGGTTTGAGAAAACCATTTTCAAAACGCACTAAGTTGCCGTCAACCCAACGACCTTTATTAGCATAGTCAGTTCCATTTTTGACTATCCCAGCTGGCGGAGTTACAGGCAACAGGGCCATGATTAACCTATAGTCTTAGTAACGCTTGTTGGTGTGATGATTTCAGCTATCTTTGCATCTAATGCTGCTTTCTTTTCTGCAACATCATCAGCTCCGAAAACTCCTTCAACCCAGCCTTGTACGTCAGAAGCTGTCAAATCTGCAAAAGCTGTAAAGCTTGAGAGGTCTGAAGTATCTAAACCACAAGTCCCGTATGAAGTAGCAGTAATGTTGTTGCCATCAGCATCCTGATTAGCATCATCTTCTGCTGTTAATCTCCAATGCACGTTATAAACAACGTCTGCATTACCATCTAGTGTTGGGTATGTATCAACTGTTGAAACGTCCCAAGTATATCCAATTGCCATATTATTCTCCTTTAAGTAAGTTAATTTCAGATTGTAAGGCTTCAATCTGTGTTTGTTGTTCTTTTACAGCCTTTACAAGATGTACTACAAGTTTACTGTAATCCATTTGATAATGTTCTTCTTCAGAACCTGATACTGCATTTGGTACTATCTCTTGTACTTCTTGGGCTATAAGACCTTCGTCAGCTTTACCATCTGCTTTCCAGTTATATGCAACTGGGTTGAGTTCGTTGATAACTTCTAAACCTCTAGCTTCGCCTGTAACGTCTTTTAGTCTTGCATCTGATGAGGTGTTATATGTGGTTGCAGTAGTAGATGTGACAATAGAGCCAACAGTACCACCACCATTTAAAAAACTTGCCATAGTTCTGGTTGAACCTGATGCTCTAGCTATAGTTATATTTCCTGAAGAACTGGCTGCAAAACTATCATCTTGTCCACTACTTGTGCCACCAACCAATAGATTACCTGATGAGTCTATCCTTGCTGTTTCACTTCCGCCACTATTAAAAATTAATTGTGCAGAAGATTTTAAAGTGGTATTTGTTCCATCATGCTCTAGTTGACCATAAGCACTAGCAGAATTACCTAATCTTGTAACTCTAACAACACCGCCACCAGACGCATCAACATGAAGCGGTTGACTTGGACTATCAGTTCCAATTCCAACGTTGCCTGATGAGTCTATGACTGCTTTGGTAGAGCCACTTCTTTGTATTTCAAAGTTACCTGCACCAGTGGCATTTAAAAATGTTTTTCTATCCGAAGCTAAAGAGTCTGAGCGTCTTACAGCTAATTGAATTGCTGTGTCACCTGACTCACCTTCGTTACTGTGAAAAGATGCTATAGTTGTAGTTACCCCATCAGCAGATTGTGCATCAACAGTTAGCTTTTCACTTGGACTACTCGTTCCAATTCCAACGTTTCCTGATGAGTCTATACGCATGGATTCAGACCAAGTTGTAGAATTTTGACGTGTACCGAAAACTAAATGAACACCGCCGCCAGAATCAATGGAATTGACTTTCCAGCCATAACCTGAGCCAAATGAAGACGTAGTAAATTCAAGACCACCTATAGATGATAAAGCGGTGCTTGAATCTTCTAATTTAATTCTACCTTGTCCTGTTGCGTTTGTTGCACTAATATCGCCAATTTGTAAGCTAGTATCAGGACTACTCGTTCCAATTCCAACATTGCCTGAAGAGTCTATTCTCATGGCTTCATCAGGAGTAGAGCCTGTTCTAATACTAAACTGAAAACCGCTTAATGTAGGACCAACACCTGACTTATTATAAAAATAAGCGTTTGTATTTGTAGGGTCAGATGTAATGCTTGATACAGCTCGGATAAGACCTGATGAGTCTATTCTCATGGCTTCACTAGCCGCACCAATACTAAACAGTAGTTCATTAGAGGCATTTGACTTTAAGCTGGCTCTTTCACCACCACCAACAGTTTCTCTAAAAGTATAGCCACCTGCTACGCGTCCAATGCCAATGTCGCCATTTACCTCAAGAGCTGTCGCAGGACTAGCAGTTCCAATTCCAACATTCCCTGATGAGTCTATTCTCATTCTTTCTGTTGCACCATTGCCTGTAGCAAAAATAATGTCTCTTAATGCACCTGATGAACGTGCTTGTAAAACTAAATGACCTGCTTCATTAAAAGGTGCTGAACCACCTGCACCTGTTGAATAGACAGCAGCATAACCTTCAGATGGGTAAGCATTTATTGAATTAGCATATAAAGATAAAGGAACTCTTAAACTCTCAGCACTTGCATCCCAAAATAAAGCTTGGCTAGTTCCTGTATCTTCGTAGAAGGAGATGTCTCCGTTGTTGGCTAGTAATAATCTACCTACAGAACCTCCAGTATCAAATCGCAAAGAACCACTAGCATCTGATGCTCTTATATAACTTGTTGAAGGTCTTGATAAAGTAACAATAGCTCCTTGAGTATCTACTGCAAAATTTCCAAGCGTTCCAGTTACAGTCAAACCATCAGCAGTTACTGTTCCTGTTATGTCTATATTACCTGTACCTGTTATATCGCTTGAACTTAAACTTATATCTGTACCACCTGTAGTGTTACCATTAGCAAGGATCTCGGCTAATGTATCTACTGTACCTACTTGGCTATCTACATATGCTTTGATGGATTCAGAAGTAGCAACTGTTGTAGCTGATGCTGTACCAAATGTATCGTCATCAATAAAGTTTGCAATATTAATACTGCCATCTGATAAAGTACCAAAAGTAACTGTGCCTGTTGTTGTAATAGCTGATGAACCATTATCTATAGATCCGAAACCTGATGTTATAGAACCACCATTCAATGCACCTACGCTTG